CCGCATCGATTTTGTATTTGCCTTGACCAGAAGTCGCTGGCGTTGAGCCAAGAGTTCCTGCAGGGATCAAACCAAAACCTTGTGTGTTTCTATTTGCCATAGTTGTTTCTCCTTATGTACCTGCCCCAAGAGGCCTCCAGTACGGTTTATTAAATTCAGTGATGTAAAAAATTACTTTTTCGTACCACCGAAGGTTACACGAGACTGCCTTTCAACATTGATAGGCATCCTCTGGTCCTGCTCCTTCATAAGATCGTGTTTTACCGCTTCGTCTCTTTGTTTATGACGGTCAGTCATATACTCTTGACGTTGTTTCGCAATCTCAGTCGGTACCTTCGCAAGTAGAAGGCCACCTACCCCAATCACTCCCTTGTATTTACCTTCATCAAGTACGGGATAGTCAGATGAGTTTTCGACTTCTTCAGCCCTCACTAATTCGTATCCTTCTCTTAATCGTCCGGATATATTTTTAGTGTCCTGAAAGCCTACACTTTCTGCTCTTATCCATCTATACCTGAATCCATCAGGTGCAGGGGGTGCATCTAGAGAAGATGGTGGAACCCAAACTTTTGGTCTTTCTGTTTTAGACCTAGTTGAATTCGCACGAGAAGTATTGTTATCTTTTTCCATTTTACGCTCCTTCCGTGATTTTAATTTGTTTTGCGTATTCTTCAAGTGGCACTCCTAATTTTTTAGCTATTGCTACTTGTGATGAAGTGAGTCTCACAGTTTGTCTTCCAGATCTAACGTTACTAGAACGTTTGACTGAAGCAACATTTTGCGTCGGTTTCGACGTTTGTGATTCCTTTTTATCAAATTTCTGCGGGAATTCAAGTCTAATTCTTTTATCAACTTCCGCATAATATTCATCAGTTTGAGGATCAAAACCCTCCCTTTCAGTCAAATCCTTATGGATTTCAAAGGCAGTGTAAGTCATTGCTCGGTCTTTACCAAACCATGAATTACTATTAGCCCAATCTTCCGCTCTAGGATCTGGTGCAGGCATAGGTTTTTGTGCACTATCAGAAAGAGGATCTGCAGCCGATAACGTTGGTGCAGGCTCTTCTTTAGTTGTTGTATTTGTTTGTTGTTCTTTTAAAGCATTAAGTCTAGCTTCATCAATTGATAAAGCAGCAACTTTTTTCTGAGCTTCTATTTGTGCAACAGCATCTGAATTTTCAATTGCAGTTGCAAGTTCTTTCTGCGCAGATTCTAAACCAGATTGTACTCTAGTTTCAAACTGTTTAACATAATCTTCATTTACTTTTGTAAATTTAGTTTCAACAGTTTGTCTTTTTGCTTCAACAGCTTTCGCATATTCTAAAGCAGCTTTTTCTCTTCGCTCTGCTTCTCTCATTTTACGAGTTAGTTTTGCGATACGAGATTGAACTCCTTTACTATAGTCTTCTAATTGTTCATCATCCTTTTTTTCTTCGTTTACTTGTCCACCTTCTTCTAATTTTGTTTCTCTTTCATTTTCAAATGATTTATCTGTTTCTTGTTCTTTGTTTTCTGTTTCTGTATTTCCCGTTTCTACAACGGCTTCGTCTTTTGCTTCTTCAATAACTATCTCTGCATCAGGACCTGATGTATCAATATCTACTGTTTTTTTTTCTTCGTCTGGCATAGTTACTCCTTCCTATGATTAAAACTCATGCAAGATGTCCTCTGGACTATCAATTGTTGCTAACACTTCATCGTCGTTTAGCAGACGCATTTCCCCACCATCTATTTTGATCCGTGATCCGGCGTAACGTGCAAACATTACCCAATCATTGACCTTGCACCACGGACCTTCAGGATATCGTTCTTTATCCTTATAACATTGTGGACCCATAGCCAAAACCAAACCAACTTGAGATGCAACTTGCTGTCGCTCCAAAGTTGTTTCAGCTAATACTAATCCACCTTTAGTTTTTTCTTTCATCTTGAAAGGTAAAACTATCATCCTCCAACCTGTAGGTTGTGGTAATTTAGGTTCTTTCTCTTCTTTTTTCTCTGATTTCTTTACACCAATAATATTATTGTTTGGTGTTAAGATTGATGACTGTTCCTTCATTTTTTTGCTCCTTATCTTCTAGCAGGTTAGAGAGTTCCTGTTTAGTTGCCTCTATGGCGTTTATTTGTCCTATTATATACTTATAATTTTCCATACTGTCAACCCCTCCAGAAGTTACTGCTAATGACAGATCTTCAGCTTTGTCGTTTAAAAATCTTATAAGTTTATTAATTACTGTTTCTAATTGCATTTAACATTTCCATCTTCTCCGTGCTTGTCTGATTCGAGAATTAGGATCGTTACGTGTTTTTGCAGATGATCGTTTGAGTTGGCCTGCGCTTCTTGCACAGTACGACTTACGTCGATTTGCAGCTTTAGATCCCGGTTTCACTTTACCAGTCACGGCTGTTTTTAATTTACTTCCAGGGTTTGCTGCCCTGTAAGCTCTTACACCTTTAGCTGTCATTCCAGCTCCAGATTTTGTTGATCTATAGTTTGCACCCTTACCTGTAGTTGTTTTTCTAATAGGGTTTTCTTTTTTTCTCATTATATTTTTTGTAAATTTGGGTTGTTAGATAGTATATTTTTTTCTGCTCTTGGTCTAGCTAAAGAGTCTTTACTTCTTTTTCTAAGTTGAGCAATAGCAGATTCTTTTAATGCTTTTTCTTTTTTTAATCTTTGTAAATCTTTTTCTAAATTCATTATGCAAATGTTTTTACGTTAGTTGGTTTACCACCGGGATTACCCGCTGCTCGTTTTCGTTTGACAGCACTCGCCTTTTGCCCTTTTGACATCCGTGTGGCTTTTGCAAGTGGGACGCATTTTGGATATTTCCTCTTCGAGCCTTTGCTTCTCCCGCATGGTTGATATTTCCCGTTCTTCTTCGGTGCTCCAATGTCTACCCATTTCTCTGATACCCATTTTCTTAAACCACCTTCTGCAAAATTTCTACGCACAACTTATTCTCTTTCGTCTAGCTAATCCACCAACACGAAATTCTTGTTTCATTAAACCACCGTCAGCTTTTTTATTTTTCTTTTTACCACCTGGTGTAACTTTACCTGAGCATACTGCTGATGCGTACATGTTAGCGTATGCAGAGGGGTAAACTTTAAATTTACGCTTTGCTGCGGCTTTTCCTCTTGGACAAAGTTTAGCCATTATGCTTTACCACCTTTTTTAAAGTATCCCATTTTAGCTACAACTTGAGGAGCTTTCTTTTTTAATTTAGCTAGTCCTGGTTGTTTTTTAGGATCTATCTTTTTTTTACCTGGTTTAGGTGTGCCTTCTTTATACATCATTCTATTTGTCATTCCACCACCCATCATTTTTTTTCTCATTATTTTTTTCCTCCGTGATTTTTAAAAATTTGTGTACCCTTTATACCATAAATGCTCGCAACGACAAGAATCCACAAATTTGTGAACCATGACGGGAGCGTAGAGAACATATCAAAAAATAATTTTACTTTGTCCATTGCTGTCGGGTCCTCACTTACAACTGCCCAAGCCAAAATTACGATGGGCGCCGAGAGAATTATCAAAACGGCCTCGTCCTTCCAGTCCGATTGCCTAGCCTCAAGAAGTTTACCTTGGTAAGCTTCTTTTCCTTCGGCCATACGAGATGCATGCATTAACTGTGCGTCTGACATTGCCATTTTAGTCTTCTGCTTGTTAGCGTAAATTTTACTTCCAGCAGAAACGGCTAATTTAATTGCCTGAAACCACATGTTAGTACCAAGTAGCTATTTTTTTCTTTTCAGATAGCATTCTTTTAGTACCTCTAACTTTTTCCTTGTCTCCAGTAGGAATATAGTTGAAAGCACCATCTGCAGTAGTTTTAGATCTTGGATCTACTTCAATATTCTGCTCAGGAACTGCTACTTCTTTTGATTTTTTATAATTTATCATAATATTTACCTTTACTAATTTATATTACTATTATTTTTTTTTGCAAGACTTACTCCAGCTCTTAATTCTGCTAAATCTTGGTTTTGTTCTAGCTTATCGTCAAAAATATCTCTTGCTTGAACCAATTTTGCTCTATCAAGGTCTGCTTTTGCTTCATCAGCTTCTTTTCTTCGTTCATTTTCCATCGCACGTAGGTCAACTTCACGTGATTTTAGTTTTAATAATGGATCTGAATCAAATTGTGACGTAATTTCTTTTTCTTCTTTAACAAAATCAGCTGTTAATTCAGAAATTAGCACAGATTTTCTTGCTTCTATGTCTTGAGACATTTTTTGTAATTGTTGTTGAGCTTGAGGGTCTTGTTGAGCCTGTTGTTGAAGCATTTGAATTTGTTGTATAGCTTCTGCAAACTCTAATTCTACTTGTTCTTGCGCCATCAAACTAATATGTTCTAAAATATTCTTTTGAATAGCTGCCATAATCTGTGGATTATTTCTAACCATGTTAGTAGACATAAAAGTTAAGTGAGAAGTAATGTGTGCTCTATGATCTTGCGCACGAAATGCTTGAAAAGGCTTTCCACCCAAAGCATTTATGTGTTCTAAACTTGGATCCATTGGTTGCATTGGAGCAGGGGGAGGTAAAACCTGATCAATATTTTTTACACCCAACGCTTCATACATTTTTCTGTAAGCTTGATATAAATTATGTAGTTGTGGTTGTGATGTTGCAAGTTGCAATTCAGTTTGTGCCATTGAAATTCTTTGTGCCATTGAAAATATATTTGGATCTGCAACTGGTAAGATATCTACCCTGTCATCAAAATCCATTTGTTTAACTTCTCTTTTTCCACCAACAACATCAAAAGGATAAACAGGTGGTAAATAAGTTTTAAATACTTTTGATAATAATCTAAATTCTTGTTTCATACCTGAGTATAATCTTTTATGAATAGCAGACATAACACGTGAACCACGTTCAAGAAGTGCAACAGTAGTTCCTACTGCAGCGCCTTGATTACCATCACCAACTTGCATGTCAGCAATAGCCGCGAATCTTTGACCAGCTTGTACAACAACACCCATTAATTGTAGTAAAGTTGTAGAAGGTTCTTTGTAAGGCAAAGTCATAAATGCATCTCTTAAATTACCACCAGGTGCATCTACATCTCTAAACTCTCCAGGTTGTAGTGGGGCTGCTTCATCTCTTACTCTAATACCACGTTGTTTAAATCCAGCAGGTAAATTAGATAGTGTTCCTGCATCCAACAATTGACGGAGTGCAGCAGTTGCAGTTCTACTCAATCCGCCAATCATGTGGATTAATCCAAAGCCATAAAATCCTAGTCCCGGTAGAAATTTGAAATGTACAAAATATTGGATCTTATTTCTTTTTGGATCTGTAGGTTCGTAGTTTCTACGAATAGCTAAAACTTTTCTTGAAGTCTCATCGACAGTCACAACGTAAGGTAGTTTAATTCCTGTTGGATTTAATTCTGCATCTTTATCTTCAAAACCTTCTAAATCTAAATTAACATGACACTCTAACAAAGTAAAAATTGTTTCTTGCTTACCAGTTTTTTTACTACCTTCTAATTCTCTTTCTTTATTTTCTACTTCGTCCTTAGTAACACTTTGTGGTTTTTCTAATTCAATATCAGAATAAAAACCATTAACTTGTTGTTTTCTTAAATCATTTTCTGAAATTTTTAGTGTATGAATAATCGCTTCCGCATCCTCTAATGAGGTAGCAGAATACGGAACGACTAAATCATCTGCTGGGATAAACTTAGATACAGCTCTTCCCAATAAATCGTCATAATAAATTTTTTTAAATGTAGATCCAGCTAATGGTAAATGAAATAACATTTGATCAAATTCTGGTTCGTACTCTTCCATTTTTTCCATCAACTCATAATTCATATAATCTCTAACACGATTAGCTTGAGCTTCTTTTTCTCTATCAGGATTACCAACTATTTGAGTTCTAACCGGTCCTTCTGCAGGTAGTAATTCTTTATAAGCTCCAGCTTGAAACTGTGTAACTGCTTCTGCAAGAACTGGGTGGGTTGCACCACTAGCTCCTTGAAAAGGTTCTGTTCTGTTTTCATATTTAAATCCTAAAAGATCTAAACCAGTTGTGTATGATTGTTCCCATTCTTTTCTAGAAGATTTATAATCCATGTAGTTTTCTACAAGTTCAGATCCAATTGGATCTGTAATATCTTCTGGTAATAATTCTGCTAAGTTATCGAAGTGACTTTCTGTCCCTTCCATATTAACTTTACTTGGATCAAAGTTAACTTCAACACTTCCATCTTCATTAGGTGTAACCTCGACTCCAGGATCTTGGGCCTCTAAAGATTTCTCTTGTTCAATTTCTATTTCTTCTTGAGGATCAACCTCGATCGATGTTTTTACGTTTGGTAACGATTTGTCTATATCTGCCATTTATTTTCTCCGGTGTATCTTCTACCTTAACCTGTTTTAAAGGAATATTCAACCCCTGTGGATTGGGCCCTCTTTTAGGTGGTATTGTTTTAGTTAGTTTTTTCATTTTTTAAGTGTTAAAGAATCAGGGTCACCTACTTCTTCTAAAATTTCTTCTATACTATCTAGGCCGCCTTCAGAATCTTTTAGTTTACCGTCACTATCTGGTCTTACTGTAAACTCTTCATATTCAGGAGGAGGAGTGCTTTTTGTTGTTTCATCAGCTATACCTGGTTTATAAACTATATATTCTTCAGATAGTATACCGTCTTGATCATAGAACACACCTTCGTTTCTTTTTGTAATTACAATTTCTCCTGTTGCAGAATCTTCAGTCATTTCATAATCTTTATATTTTTTAACAACTTGTCTGTCTTGTGTTGCAGCTCTTTCGGTTATGTCGTCTCCCATAAACTTAATTTTATCTACCAGTTTAAAAAAGTATGGAGGAGGGTAAGTTCCACCTACTGTGTCTTTTGCAACTTTCTCTGCAACTTTAGTTGTAGTTGCAAGTTCATCACCAAAGCCTAACATCTTAGCAAGAATAACTGCGCCGCTCGCACCTGTTGCTTTTAAAAAATCTCTACGTGTTAAATTTTGTGTTGATAACACTTCATCAATTTCTTTATCCATAATTTCTTTTGTCGTATCATTTACAGGTAGCTTTCTATTCTTAGCATATGCTTTTAAAAGTTTTAAACCAGGAAATATAGGTGCTGTAAGTTCTGCACCAAGAGTTACTTGGTCTGCTAATACTTTAGGACCAATAGTTGATCTTCTATCTTTTTGTTTTTGTTCTTCTGATTCAATTAAACTTTTTAAACCTGTTTTTTCTGTAATAACTTTTGTACCTTCTGTTCCAACTAAGTTATCTAAAAACTCAGTGAAGATTCCTGTACCTTTAATATTTGATGGCATTACATCTGTGTAGTCTTGAACATAACCTTGACCCGTGCCACCTGTAACTTTAAACGCAGGTTTTCTTATAAGATCCGCTGTCAACTGACCAAGTGCCGGTAATACTCTTGCACCAAACTCACCAATTCTAATACCAGTCTCTGCTAATCTATCTCCGTAGTATGCGTAGTTTCTTGGATCAATCATGTCATTTACTAACGCAACAGGGTTCATGGTTTCTCTGTAGCTATCTGCTTTTGGTAATTCAGCATCAGGGTTCAATAAAAAATATTCTAGTTCTTTTGCAAAGTCTTCATTAGCACCAACTGCACCGCCGCCGTTGAAATCTACTCTTGGCATTGGAGATAATTCAATAGATCCTCCATCTGCTTTTTTAACTTTTTTTAATGGAACACCATTTTCAAATTTAGGAAGACCATAATATTCTAATTGTCTATTTATTCCTGTAAATTCACCTGTTTCACTATTTATCATAGCTTCATCTAAACCAAAAAATCTATTTCCTATTTTAACTCTTTGTCCCATTTCTTTGATGTAATTATCAAACTCTTCAAGTCTTAAATCGTATTCTGGATCATCTATTTTACATAAGACTCCATAGATTTATAAAGAGCTTGATTAGTTTTATAATCAGATACGTTTCTATTTCTTAAAAATTCTATGTTTTGTTGTTCTGTTGTTTTACCAATAGTGTGAGATATATCAAAAATACCAGAATTATCTTTTGATCTTTTTAAAAGATCTTTTTTAGTTTTTTTAATACTGTGATCTAATATTCCTGTTTCCTTATCGATTGTCGTATTTAAAGATTTAATCAAATTAGGATAATCAGTAATAACTAATGTTCCGTCTTTAAACATAGAGTTTAATTTTTTAAGTTGCTGTTCTTGTAATTTAACATTTGCTAATTCTTTCATAGTTAAATATTTTCTTGCTTTTTTTATTCTGTCCGCAGCTTGTTTAATATAAAATGCTTGTTTTCTTGGTTCTGGGTAATCAGCTTTAAAATCATCACTATTTTTTATATTAGCTACTACTCTTTTTACATTTCTTTCATTAGTGTTAAATAATTCTGCTAATTGTTTATTACTTAGTGTACGTTCTTTTGTTTCAGGTCTTCTTGGACCTAGCTCAGTTCTTTCTGTTAAATTATTAATAAAAAACTGTTCTGCATTAACGACAGAACCATTTTTTAATTTTATATTTTCTGGAAAGAAATTTTTATTCTTAGAAACAACAATTGTATTATTTTCAATTGCTTTTGATTGAGCAGTTTCTTGTAACTGTTTAACAACACTAGGATCTGATCTATCATAACTTGCTGTTTGCACACTTAGTTCAATATTGTTGTCCCTAGCTACTTTACTAGGATTACTATAAAAAGGTAAAAGTGCTTTTAGTTCTGTTGCAGAAGGTGGTTTATTTTGTTTTTCTATATATTTATTTAA